AGTAATAATAAGTTCATTCTACCCTTTTTTACCGAAACCAACAGCCGTAAATCCAAATTTTATAGTTTCTGTTGTACCACTGCGATTAGATGGGGTAGCTGCTGCTCCTGTACTTGTTTTAAATTCAACAGTAAATCCAGCACTAGTAACTGAAGTAATCTCAAAGAACTCACCACTAAGCATATTTTGTGCAGTGATACCAATTGAAGGGAGTGTACTATTAACACCACCTAGAACAGAAGTTCCTGTAAAAAATTCATTTTCAAAAGTAACTGTTTTTGTGCCAGTTGAACCAGCATCAATATTTGTTGTACTTTGTTCAATTCTTCTTGGGAAACTTGCTGTATAACCTAATTCTGTTATTTTTACATCTTGGTTAACATTATTACTTGTTAACTTTGCACGAAACTTAAATGATCTACCTTTAAATCGACCATTAGCAAAACTAGCAAATGCTGAATAATCGGTTCCAATACTAACAGTACCGCTTGTCGTAACAGGGTTTGGCACTAATATTTTAAATTCAGTGTCATTTACAATTGATGAAATTTCGTATTCTCCATCTACAGCGTCACCTCCAGTAAAATCACAGGTAACTAAATTACCAGCTTTATAATTATGATTAGCTTGTGTATTACTAATTGTTATTTCTTTAGTTCCAGTTCCATATTCAGCAGTTGTAGAAAAATCAGGAGGGTTATTAGACACTCTTACCAATAAATCAGCATTAGCATCAAAAAATTGCTCTCCATCAAAATCGTTTATTAGATTGACATCTATAATAAAATCAAAAACATTATTAGGGTTAAAAGCATCAGAAACAATATGTCGTTTTATCTCAAGGTTATATATATCCCCTAAATCTAAAACTGTCCCACCTGCTGTCCCACCAAAATCATAAGTACCTTCTGGGGCAACATTACCAAAGTCTGCTAAAGAAGCAAGAGTAGCAAAGTCAGGAATATCTTCAAATAAACCAGTAGATATGAGATCAATCGCACCTAAATCTTCACTAAATTCAACAGTCGCACTTTTAACGCCTTGAAACAATGGGTTATCAAGATCTTCTCGTCTAGTTAAAACTTGTAAAGGTTTTATTTCTTCTGGAATATCAAGAATAACACTTGTCTCGCCTGTACTAAAATTACCTGTATCATCTCTTGCTTTTAATATATATTCACCTTCTAGTGCAGGTACAACAGCAAAAGTTGAGTTACCAGCTAGTGCAGGTATTAAATTTGTAGAGTTTTGAAACGTACCAGTTCCATCTGATTTTAAATTATGTCGTACATATATTTGACCACCATGAATAACGTCAACATCAGGGTGCAAGTCCCATCTAAGTCTTACGTCTTTATCATTAACTGGTTCTATGGATAAACCTGTAACATCTGAAGGTGGGGCTGTTTTTCCTTGTGCTTCAAATTCAATGTTACTAGATGTAGAACTTATTTCTCCTCCTGTGCTATAAGAAAATACTTGTATTTCATATGTTCCAGCATCAGAATTAAAAATTTCAAAATCATTACTTAAAACTCTAAAACTTGTAAAATTATTATCATCTAATCTGTAATTTATTTGATATTCATTTACATTTTCAGCAACTTTCCAAGTAACAATAATTTTTGAAACTGCTTTACCATTAATTGCGACTATTTGTTCTGTTGCTTTTAATTCTGTTGGAGGCTGTACAGGGTTATTAAATATAGTAATATCTCTAGTATCTATAGGATCATTTGCTTCAATCGCTGCATATTTATTACTTATATAGGATAAAGCTGTAATTGTATAAGCTATACCATCACTCTCACTAATGCTTAAAACTCTAAATAACTGTGCCTGTGGATCACTATTTTGAAATAACCAAACTGAGTTAACATTTGGAGTTTGAGAAAATGCACTTTCTACTGTAAATACTGCACCTGTACAATCAGTAACCGTTTTTGTTTCCATGGTTCCGTTAGGAAGCATGACAGATAACTTAGGATTAACACCTAAACTTATAGTTTGTATACCGACTGAACCTATATTATCAACAGTTATTGTTGTTGTTGTAGCAGATTTTATTCTTCCACCTCTTCTTTTTCCTGATCTAACAGGATCAACAATTTCTATTACAGAGTTAGGTCTTACTATAGCTCCAGCATCTATAGAAGTTTTAAAAGTAACAACTTCAGATTCTCTTTCTTGAGTAAACAAAACAGACTTTGCTAATCTTCTAGCCTGAGAAGCACTTGTACAAGCAAACGCTTTTATGTTTTTTACAACAATCCCATATTTTGCTTGTCTATTAATATCATCTTGATTTGGACTGCTACCTGAGACATTATCTCCTACAGTTTCATAATCAAGTTCTCTTGTTTCCATATTCAAATAAGAAACATTTATAACTGTAGCTCTAGTTTTTATATCACTTCCAGAATAAGAAAAACCTTCTTCAGTAACATTAGATAAACTAAAGAAATAACTTGGATCTCTAGGCTTATCTTGAGCAAGAGATATGGAACCAGCAGACCATATTGGCATACACCTCATTACACCTGCAAGTTCATTTATTAACTTATATGCTTCATTAGAATTTTGGATACTTACGTTGCAACTAAATCTTGCTTCTAAACCACTTGTTGTGCCATCACTAACTAATTCATTTGCAAACTTACTTGCATTAAAATAAGAAAATAAATCAATATTTTCAAATAATTTTGCATCTGTAGATTGATCTGGTGCGATGTGCGTACCAAAACCATATCTTTCATTTGTTAACAAATCAAGCAATATCATGGCAGGGCATGAACACCATTGGGCTGCTGCCATTGTTCCATTAAAGATATAGTTAGATGGGTAAATAATACGACCAGTATTACTATCAACAGATGGTATAGGAACTAAAGTAGAGCTAAGACTTCCAGCACTTAAACTTGAAGGACTTGCATCGAATTGAAAAGAATTTTCATTAAAAGCACTATTATCTAAAACTTTATAAGTTCCATTAGGTGTTGACCCTGCAATCGCAGTAAAAACAAACGAGTCTCCTCTTGAAAAACCATGATTACTACTTGTAACTGTAACTATATTTCCTGACTGACTATGCTGTGAAGATATTGTCCCTGTACCAACACCCGGTATTCTTACCTTTATTCCTCTTACACGAAAAATACGAGCAGGTACAGAATTAAACTGTTTAGAATCAAATTTTAGAGCAGCGTAGGCACTGTCTTTATATATAAGGTTTTCATCTGTAAGTGGTATATATGAGTTCCACCTAAATAGATTTTGTGTACGTCCTCCAACAGTTGCATCATCTGAAACTCTTAAAACATTTATAGATACGTTTTGACTGCCGTTTTCTTTGTTTAAATTAATAAGATAACTTCTTTGATAGAGATCAGCAGTTCTTCCTTTTACCTTGTCATCAATAACTGTTGTAAAATTAGTCTCATTGCTATATTTAACTCGTATTTTTAATGTTACGCTTGAACCTTTAATATCTCCTTTTGATGTTTGTTTTTGTAAAACCGGAAAATCTAAAATAACTCTTACTTGGTCAAAATCATTTGCAAATGTTCTTGTAACTCCAGTTGATTCACTTCCATCATCTAATTTTTTTGCAACAGGTACACCAACAGATTGAGGGCTTCCAGTTGCTTGAACTCCCGCTATTTTTGTTTGATTAGAAGTACCAAACCTTAAATCAAAGTCAACATCAGCAAAGTTAAAATCACTACTAAGAGGATTTGCAGAATCTGCGGCTGATTCTAATATAGGAGTATTACTTAGAAAAACATCTTTTAGACAAGCATTATTATAGGCAGTAGTTCCTTGAGTAAGTCCTTCTTTTGAAGGACTAGCAAAACCTTCAATTTCACCTTCTGATATTAAATCTAAAACTTTTAATTGCTGTCTTGAATTTAAATTATCTGGTGTAATTTTAGGTTTTTTTGATCCACCAAATAATCCAAAAATAGAACCTTTAATAATATTTTCAGTCATACTTCCACCTCATCTGTTGTAATGTCTGCACTTATAACTACGGAACCGCTTATAATTTCTCCATAACAAATTGGGACAGGAGTTCCGGCTCTTGAAGTATTTTGAAGGCCAGTAAAACTAAAAGAAACTCTTGGATCTCCTTCTATATCATTATCAGGTAAAGGGAAAAGCATTTCACTTACACCATTTAAAACCAGACCAGCACCTACAGCACTAAGAGCAGTACCAATATATGTACCTATAGCACTACCAGCAGCTAATCCAGTAGTTCCTAATGTAGTACCAGCAGCAATCTTACCAGATGCACTTACTGTCCCAAACATACCAGCACCGGGAAATAAAAATGATGCACCTATCAAAAACGCACCAGCGAGAAATTTTCCAAACCCACTACCAGCACCACTTATTACTGGTATAAATTTTATTTCCTGTGTGCCTGTTAAATCATGTAATTCAGTCTCATCAATTTCAATATTATTTACTAATACTGCATAGTGTCTCTCATTCATGTATGCTTCTACTTTTGGAAAGTTGTTTATTAAAAAACTTACTGCTTTTGCCACAGTATTAGCATTAATGTCAAACTCCTTATGACCAACAAATTCTGCTAAATCACCGTAAAGTTTTAATTTAGTCAACATAACGATACTTTGCTCCTGTACATTTTTGCAGCCAAGCAGAATAAGGCTCTCTACAAGATAGTCTATCGGTTAAATGATGTAAAACCTCCCCATTTAAGAAAATAGCAACGTGATTTAATTGTTTATTAAAAATACTCATTGCTAATACATCTCCATTTAATAAAGCCTCATCTGATCTTAATAACCTAAAACCTCTTTCTGGTAAAAGTGTTTCAAGTGATGGATTAGCATAAAATTCTTGTGGTGTTATGGGTCTTGTATAATCTTTTAAATTTATACCTTTTTTTTCTTTATACCAATCTCTTACTAGTGTCCAACAATCTGTAACAGCCCAAACCCATTGCCTTCCTAGTAACGGAGGTTTATAACCACTTGGCTCACAGTAGCCCCATTCCTCTGTTTTTGGGTTAACAATATGCCATGCCATACCACTTTGCTCGCAACTTACTTTATCTGCTTGACTTGCAATAGGCAAAGTATTTGGATGACTATGAATTATTGCAACTATCTCACCTTTATTATCTGCTTCTACATAATCTTCTGGGTCTAATATAAAACATTGATGATTTGTTAATGAAAGATTACGACAAGGATAGTAAACTTCTTTACCTTTTACATTTAACAAAAGACCGCAAGACTCTTTAGGATAATCTTTTTTTGCATGAATAAGAGCAGACTCTTTCCAATTCATCCTACAAACGTACCAATAGAAGGAAAATCTGCTCTAGTACATATTCTCTTAGGAGCTTTTACATTCGCCATGTCTAACGCAGCAGCTAATTCAAATTGAACAATATCTCTATTTTCTGCTGATTTTCTAGCAACAGTAAATATTTGTTTTTTATCTTCTATAGTTTCATCAGGGGTGCCAAATGGATTATTACCAACAAAATTATCATGTGGTAAAAATTTTGCATTTGTTCTTCTTCTAGTAAAAATTGCACCAGTTAAATCATTAGCTGGAGTAAATGAATTAACTTCAATAAGTAAAGCACTTACAAAACTAGTAGCATTGCTTATAGTTAATTTAGGTCGTGGCAACTGACCTCCTTTATACTCAAAACCTTCTGCTTGTATTGGAAATCTTTGATAACTATTACCATTCCATACAATTTCACGATTAAGATTTAAATTAGAACCATTATGAAAATAATAAGTTTGAGTTGAGTTATGTAACGCTTGTACAAGTTTTAATTCAAAAAGCTCAATAATTGCACTAGGACTTATATTCTGTAATTCGCTAAAAACAGCATTAAAAGCAAGATACTCAACGTTATTATCATAAACTTTTGCATTAATAGTAGTTGGCCAGTTTGGTTCAGAACTACCTGTTGTTCCAGCAACAACAACTTTAAATAATAAACCAGCTACTCTTTTACTTTCTGTTGGAGCAACTATTGTATTTAATGATAATGAGGTGCCAGCAGACCAGACAGTTGAACTCATGGTTCAAACACCTCCCTAAAAGTAGCTGTAATAGTAGCTCTGTTTGGTATATCTATTTTTTTTTGCCATTTTTCACATACAAATTTGTATGAAGAGCTTTCATTAGGTGGTGTGTAATCAAAGCTTTCACTATCATTTGCCCTTGCATCTAAAAATGTTTCAATAGTATCTGAGTCTGCTTCTGTAAGATTATTCC